TATTTTCCATCTGGACTCATTGCAACGCTTTGTCCAAAGCCACCATTACTATCAAACAAAAATAGCTGTTCATCTATTTGCTGTAAGAAACCATAGTCTGTGTTGCTACTAGGTCTTTGATACACATACACACTTCCGTTTAGATCTTTAGGAGCAGTAATAGCAATTCTAGTATTATTGCTGTTTACACTAAATGCTGTTCCAAAATCTTTTTCTGTACTATCTAGTATTCCTGCAGATGTATTTGTAATGTTAGGTTTAAGTTCAAATACTTGCTTGTTTTTTAGTACAAGCCATTTGCCTGTATCATCATCGTCAACCCAAATTGTATTTGTTGCACTGTTGTCTCCGTCAAGTGCAAATAAGTTGTTTGGATCTTTTTTAATACTATCATTAGCAACTGCAAGGGTGCTTAATCTTGCAGGTTTAAATTTTGTAACATATCCGTTTACAGGTTCGTCTGTTGCCTCAATATCTTCACCTTCAACAGATTCTAGTTTAACTTTATCAAGTATTACGCTGTCTACTTTATAGTATCCGTCTGTTGCATCTGAAATATCATTTATACCAATAATTTCACCTTTTTCAAAATCAACAGTTTTATCTAATGTTATCGTAAATAAGTTTGATTGGCTTTCTGTAACATTTGTAATTCTATATTCAGTTGATATTGCTTTGTATACTGCCCATGTTTGCTGACTTTTATCTAATGCTGTCCAAATATAGCTTCCTGCACTATATAAAGATTGATTCAATATATCGTTGTAATTTGTTAGACTTGCAGTGATATCTAAAGGATTCACATAACCAGCACTTTTTGTATAACTGTTATCATCGTTAAAATACTTCACAGGCAACGGCTTGTGATCATAGTTGTCAGGTTTTACATACACACCGTTTCTGTCTAATCTATAAATTAAACTTGTATCTTGCGGATTTATAGTATCTACAAGTTCTACTAATTGCGGTTCTTGTCTGTATCTTGCTTCGTCTAAGATAAGATCAAACTGTTCGTCTCCGTCAGTAGCACCATAGCGTCCTACACGAACTGCCCATTCTTCAAAAAATTCTAAACTATCTTTGTTAGCACTACCTAACTTGTCAAACAATTTTGTAAGAACGTTTCTTGTACCCTTGTCTTGAATTGCTCCTTGATAAAATTTAAATTGAGAAACATCATCATTAATAATGTTTTCTAGATACTTACGTTTTTGATAGCCTGTCAAATGCTGTGCAAGTTTTTGTTGTTCAACATCAAAGTTATCGCTATCTAAATCGTAAAAATCTGCAAACTGCCTTGCTTTATAATCAAAGTTAGGTAATAGTTGTTGTTGTGGTTTTTCGTTTAATCTTACCCAACCGCTATCTACAAAATTTTCAGAGCCTACAATATTTGTACTTGCAACATAATAATACTGCTTGTACTTTACAAGAGAACCAATTTTGTAATCTTGCCATGATATCCAATCTGTTGCAACTGCATCATCAAAAATAAATCCTGGAATGTTATATGATCCGTTCCATTCATCTGATCTATATCCTTTGACTTTGATACGTTCTTGTCTATATCCTTGTGGCCTGTTGTAAACAACATCACCAAAAACTGTTCTGTTGTCAATAATAATTGCATGTTCGTGCTGTACAACTGGAATCTTTAAATGATATATGCCGTCTGCTGTATTACGCACAAATATTCCAAAGTCATTTGTGTTATCACGCTGTGTTGTAGCAAAGTCTGCTAACAATCTTTTGCCGTCAGATCTTAACAAACTGTAATCGTAAAAGTTATCGTATATGTCATCAACGACAGTATATTCTTTTGTAAATTCTACTTGTCTTGCCGCAGGACTAACTGTAAGTATTGTGCCTGCTTCCCAACTTTGTGTTGTCCAGAATAAAAATTCTTTTGCACTAAGTCTCCAGTTTTCAATTTCTTCAATAGTTTGATTAAAGTTATTAAAACTAAAACCAACTTGTGTTAGATATTCTTGATATCCCATAAACAAGTCTACTACTTGTTGCTTTTCTCTTAGTAGTGTCCCGTATGGCATTTCTTGTAAGTCATTTTCAAAGTTTGTTGCAATAGTAGCAGACGCTCCGCCTTCTTGTGGCAGTTCTGCTAATTTTTGGAAGTTGCCTGGTACAAAACTTTGTCCTGCTGTGTGTGCAATCTTGACTCTATAATAAAAATCACCAACTTCTACAATTTGTCCGGCTTCGTATTGCTTGCCTTCTGTCCAAGTCAGGAAGTTTTCACTTACTCCGCCAACATTAATAACTTGGTCACTATTTTTTCTTCTTACCGGATAATATTTGAATACAGGATTATCTTTATCGTACCCTTTAACAATATATCCTCCAGGTGCTATTTCAACAATAATACCACTGTAAGAGTAAACATCTAATGGTATGCTTTTTGTAAGGTGAATTTTATAGTTTTCTTCTGGTACAAAAACATTACCTTCGTTACTAGGTGTTCTTGCATCTAATATTAATCTAAACTTAGACTTTTGTGTGAAGCCTCCAATTTTAGATCCTAGTTTGTTTTCTATGCTAGTTAAATTATTTTTATATTCGCTAAAACGTAGAGTATCATTATCTGCAAGATATCCTTGCATGTAGTTTACAATACCTGCTGTAAATACACGTTGACTGTCTGTAGCACTATTAGGAAATCTTAATTGGCTAAGTTCAATACGTTTACTAGTATCTTTGTATACTAATTGTTCTGCACCGTTACGTACAATTCTACTTCTATCAAAAGCTAAACCAAAGAATTGTGCAGGCTGATTCAATGCCCACGAAATCATTAAACTGAATGGATAGTGAGAGCTTCTTCTCCAAGCAGTTTCTACAGGGCCTTCATCGCTAAATGCAAATTCATTTTTGGCTGATGTAGGAACAAGGCCACGTGCAAATCCTGTATCGCTAGGAGATAAAAGATTTCCGTCTTGATCTACAGGAATGTAATTGTAAATATCTTCGTTTTTAAATTTATTCCTGTATGTTACTTTTGATCCTTCTTCTCCTCTAACAATACCTTTACTTAGATCTTCCCAAAGTAACAAGTTGTTGCTAGTGTAAGGAGCTTCTCCATAGATATCATCAAACCAAGTTGGTTTAATTTTAAATCCTAATATTTCCCATGGATGACTATGTGGTCTATCTGTGTTATATAAATCTTTGTAAATTGATCTCCAGAACCCTGGCAGTGGATTATTGTAAGGATCTCCTGCCGATGCATAGTTATATGTAAAAGTATCACCTGGTCTATAGTATGAGTTTGTAACATAGTCTGGGGTTCCAACAGTTTCTAACCAACTGTTGAATTCTGAAATCATTGTTTTACTAATTTGCTTTCTAGTGAATCCTGTGCTTCTAGTATTACTAGGAATATAATCTGCAATGTCTACAATACTTTCATCATACGTCTGTTTGAGATTGTTGTAAATTCTTTTTTCTAAGTCTAATAATAAATTATCTCTAAAGTCCCCGAAGCATCTCCATAGACTACCATCATGGCCTTGTAACATAGGTTTGGCGCCTTCGAACTCTTGATACTCTTGGGTATCAATAGTAGCATGATTCATCATTTGATTTGGCATGTAGAATACTTGGTTACTACCTGCAAATATATGTGTATGTGCAACACCTAATCCATTGTTAGCTAGGTCAGCTTGTTGTGCAGATATTTCATCTGTGAACAATGGGTAGAACCATCCAACTTTGCCTTTGTAATCTTGTGTAGTGGTTTCATCTCTACCATAAATCTTGTAAGGACCAGTAATATCAGTAGGTGTTTTAATATAAGTATCGTCCAGATATATTTCTGGTTTATACTTAGGATATAGTCCTAACTTAGTAGGAGTAGGTGGAACCCAACAACCGTCTGTAGTAGAATATTCATATACATCTAAAACGTCTCCTCCTGTTGGAGGGTTCATTAAAGTTAAAAATCCATCAGTGCTAACAGTATAATCTGTATCTTTGATAAGTTGTTTTTCATTGAGGTATGCTAAAACTGCTATTTGAGATAGCTGTGTATAATCAATACCTCTTGTCAAACTAAAAATTGTTTGTGATCGATCTTCAATTAAATGCGTAACCTTTGTGTCGCCACCGTGTGGTAACATGTCACTAAAATAAAATGCATCGTTATTTGTTTTATTTGCATTAAGGGCATCTAACACTTTGTCTACATGGATTTTATCTTGCGATTCAAATCCTAATTCATTTGCTACTCTTAGAAACTCTCTTTTGAATTTAATATATTCAAAGCCTGACCATTTCATTGCTTCAATAGCATCATAGTCCTTGTTTGTAAGATTGTACATTGCAAGATTAATTGGTCCTGAATGTTGTACAAATTTCATACCATACTGTGAAGCATTACCAATATCACGTAGGTTACTTACTCCAGGGTATACACCTGTAAAGCCATTAACATTATCTACAATACTATCCACATGATCTAAAACTTCGCCTAGTGTAAATGTAAGCACGTTTTCGTTTTGTGGATTCTTTTCTAAATTCATTGGAAATTCGTAATGACCAAGTCCATCTAATTTCACTGCGTCTGACGTTGTTTTTAAAACTAAATTATCGTTAACTACTAAAGGAGTATAAAAATTTACATAAGCATAGTTATTGATTCTGTCAATAGTATAATCAACACCGTCACGCTTACGTACTCCATTAACATATACTTTGACTTCTAAATCATTCAAATCACCACTATTACGATAAAAGTCAATAATAAAATTATTTGTTCTTTCAGAAACTATAAATTGATCTACTACAGGCTGTTTTGATTTTGTAGGAGCCTTTGTCCAACCAGACACATTTGTAAATGATGTTCTATCAGTATACTTTCTTAGCAAAGCTGTGTCTGTGCTAAGAGTAATAACGTCTGCAATATCATCGTATTGGAAAGTATCTGCTAGTAGATTAAAATCAAAAACAATATCACCACTATTTTCAATAGTTCTATAGCTTAAAGGAAACCCTAGTTCTGTATCATTAGCACCTGCGCCAACCTTATAACTAAAAATTTTATTTCCTTTGAATGTGCTAGAATCAAAGCTAGTTAATGAAGCACCACTATCATTGTATAAGTCAAATAATGGTTGCTGGTTTACTTTTGTCTTATCTTGTGTTTGGTTCCAAGTTGTACCGTTATAGTAAAAAATCTTACCTTTAAAATTAGTTCCTGCTTTTACAAGTACAGTTTCATTTGTTTGTGGAACAGCATCGCTTGTTTCTTTTAGTGAAATTTGTGTTTGTCCGTTTTGGCTGATAAAAGCAACTTCGTAAATTTTACCTGCTACAAAACTATCTGGATCTGCTGTAAATAGAACACGCATACCAGTAACAAGTTCTACACCGTCAACAAAATAACCAACTTGTCCTTCAATATCACTAAACACATCTTTTGTCACAGTGTCAACCAGGTCAACTGCTGTCTTTGCTTCAGTACCAAAGTTGAAAAGTTTAAGTCCTGCTTCAAATTCAATAATTGGTCTAGTAGCTCTATAATTTTGATCAAGTACTACAGGAACATTATTAATTTTTGCAATAGTTTCAATTACGCTTTTATGTGTCCATTTGTTGTAACGCGACCACTGGTTTCTATCCTTTGCAGATCTATTAATTACAATATAATCTTTTAAGGTAGCATATGAAGTTGCATCGTCAAACGGTAATGCACTAAATCCTTGGTTATCAAATTCTGTGCTAACATCTGTAAGGTAGTCTGCTGTAATAACTAGGTCTTCTTCAGCTATTAGTTTAATTGATTCGCCAACACCTTCTACGTACCAGTTTCCTTCGCCGTATTTTTCTGGTGTAATTGTTCCGTAAAACTTAATCTTCATGCCGTTGGTTAATTCGTAACCGTTTTGCATAGTGTAGGTTTTCTTACCAACAATATCATTACCAACATCTAATTGTGTGTTATCTCTAATATCTCTAATAATAATTAAACCAGCAGTGTCAATGTTATTTGAGTCTACATAATATAACGTATCGGGTGCTTCTAAGTCAACTTCCCAAGTTACTGTACCTTGTTCTACTTTTTGCTGACTTACTCCTGTGTTGTATAAGTTTGTATCATCGTCTATGTTAACACTAGTTCTAATACTAAACGGCATGTCTACAGTATTAAGATCAAAGGTATATGTTTGTCCCCTGTATAATGTAAGTGTAGGATTACTAACTTTATTTTCTTCGCTAAACAAGTAAGCATTGTTATCAACATTATCTTGACGTTTGACTGCGAAAGTACTTTTAACATCTCTTGCGTTTCCGAATACAGGTACTTCATTAGGTCCTGCTGGCAACCAATAGTATTCACGGAAGTTTACAAACTTATCCCAATTAATATGTGGATCCCAAGCATAATATTCTTGTGAACTATACTTACTGTGATCAGCATTGTTTGTATTTCTTATCTTTGATGCGTTTACATAATCTCTATAGTCGCCATAATATGTTGTATTGTCTAAGTTGTCGGTAATTGTTGCAACTGGTTCTAATTGATAGTTTTCTCTATCTGCCGATACGTCGGAAACATAGTTGTCAGTTGATTTGAATGCTTTACTATTTCTGCGTCCAATATAACCGTCTATTTTTTCGATGCTTCCTGGTTGGATCAATTGGTCTATAGTACTACTTAAAAATTTCTTATTAGCAGTAGTCCTAAAATACCTAGGTAGTAAATCTGACGATTTTCTTTTACCTTCTCCGTTTACTGGAATTCCGTTTTCATCTTGCGCCATTAGTAACCGTAGCCTCCACCACCTGAACTGCCTGACCCGCTAGAGCCACTTGAACCGCTTGAACTACTTGTTCCTGTACTTGTGCTTGTACTTGAAGCCGCTGTACTAGTTGTAGTTGTCGCTGTTGTTGTCAATGCTTGACTTTTGATACCTGTATTTGTTGTACCAGTAGCTGTCACTACATTGCCCGATGCTTGAATTCTTGATGCTGTAACACTATCAATAATTTCAATGTCGTCAACTGTAGCGTCATTAATAAAGATTTCGTTATTTTCTGCTTTTACTTCATATAAACTACCAAAACCCTGTGTTGCTTGTTTTGGTACAAGAAGAATATTAACAATATCCGGTGCTACTTTATTCATAACATGAGTTGCAAGTTCAGTGAAGTGGAATGTGTCGCCAAAGTCCCAATTCTGTAATGCAAAGAATGAATTAATTGCATTTACTACTTCTGTTTTTACTTCGTTGTTATTAACAACCTCTCCTGAATTTTTTACAATTTTGAATGTTGCTTGTAGGTTATCTTGTGCATGTACTCCAAACAAAGGTTTATATTCAACTGCGTGATAAATTACTTCATCACTGATTGATTTGTATTGGGATATTGTAGTACCATAATTTTGGAATAGTTCATCTGAGCTAGGTGGTAACGGCATAGTATCTGTTACCCCTTTAATATATTTTCTAAAATCTATATCATATGATTTAGTCAACATAAAGACATCAATAATATTACTTGCACTTGGATCAATTCTGTTTCCGTCATCTGCACTATGCACGTATTGGAATTTTAAGTCTGCTCTACCAATGTGTGCTTTATAGTCTGCTGTAACTGCAAGGATATTATTGTTAAGAACTTTAAAGTTATCATTTGCAATAATATAAAAAATTTGTCCTGATGTATATTGGCTGTATGCTCCAATTTCAGTTTCTGTTGCTACAACTTTAATACTGTTGCCAGCATTATAATAATTGTATTTGCTAAATCCTTGATCGGAACTTGCTTTCTTTAAGAAAATATATTTTGTATTTGCATTTGTTAACGGATCAACAACTACATCAAATACGTCAGGATCGTCAATACTGCCGTCATCATTAAGATCAAAGAAACTTACTTCAACTTTTTTGCTGTTAATGTAACCATCTGCATTTCTATATTCTTTTACAATTTCCCAATTAACATCTGTGTTGAAAGGAAGCAATGAATCAGGCTTTGTATTAAAGTTCATAATTGCAACTTTATCTTTTACAAGTTGTCCTGTCTGTGAATTGTATATTTTGTTTACTCCGTCAAAGTAAAAACTAAGTTCTGAATCACTTTCAAAAATATACCTTAGTCCTCTATTAGTAACTGTATATTTTTCTCCGTTAGTTTGGAAAAGAATAAGCCAACTAGAGTCTAATTGGTTATTTGTAACGTCACCTGTTTTACCATTACTAAACACATCTGCTGTGTTCAAGTTTTCATTAATAATAATGCGCCAATTTCTAGTTACTTGATCGTAACGTAGTCCAAATGTTTTATATGCAAACACTTGATCAATAATTTGTGATCTTACATCTGCTGTAATGTCTTTAACAAGTTTAGGTTTAACTTCTTCTAGTACACTGTTTGCAGGAAGTATTTCATTAAACACAATAGCGCCTTCGCCTGTTGTTGCATCAACACTTGTTCCTGCGCCATTTACACTAATAACTTTAACCCATTTATATGCACTTGCTCCTTTTGCACTTGAATCGCTTGTAAGCTCTCCGTCGCCGATAAAGAAAAAACCTGCCGGTGGTTTAAATTTAAGTAACGCACCTGCTTCAACATATTTCAAAGAACCTCCTGTAAATGTACCAACTTGATATGATACATCATTTATATTGTTTAAAAGTCCTGTTGAACTATTTGTTGTTTTTGTAGATTGTTTCCAAGTAGCATTAAGATCACTAACAATAATTTTTGCATAGTTTGCAAAATAATAATTACTAATTGCTCTATTTTTAATAATAGGTAGTATAGTGTTTTCTATTGTACCTTCAATATCAGTTTGGGTACTAAATGTAAATGATGTTTTGCTCTCGTAGGGCTCTCTATAAAGTATGCCGTCTGATCCGTAAAGGTTAGTGCTACTATATTTTCCTGTAACATCTTTGAGATCAAAATATCTACTAATACCGCTTGCAATTCTGTTTGAGGATTTTACTTTAATAATTTCTTGGTTAGTTGTAAGCGGAACAATATTATAGTCCTCGCCTGTGACCATTCTGTTTTGTGTATAATAAGACTGTGGAGCATTTGTTCTAATGCTAGAAGTTGATTCACTTGTAGTTGCATTGTTTACTGGAGTTTTAAGCTCTAAGCCTAGTGTAACAGTTTCAGTTGTTCCTGACTTACTTCTGTAAGGGAAACTAATTGTAATATTTGTTAAGTCTTGTGGTTGGATTGTAATTACTCTGTTTGCACTTCTTCTATAGTACAGTCTAAATCCGCCTGCTGGTAAATTACCAAACACCCCGTCAGCAAAAATTAAACTAATCTCGTCATTTTTTCTAGTTTGTACAACATAGAAGTCTTTAATATTTTTGTTCAAACTATTGTAAATTGCATTGTTGCCTTCAGTAGAACTTACTTTTGTCCAAATTTTATCTGCAACGCCATTGTTATCTAGTGCATACAGCCAAACATCACTCTCATTAATATTATCTGCTTCAATAGCAATTCTTTGATTGGCTTGAGGACTGTTAATATTAAATGTGTCAGATTTCATACTACCTTGTCTAAAGTGTAAGAAGTAACCTGAGTTTGCACTTCCTGATCCTCTACCATCTTCTCTATATAAAAATGATAAACTATTTCCCGGAACAGGATTTTCTTCAATAATCACGTCTCTTAAAGTGTCTATTCCTGTTGACACAATTTCAAATGGTGTAGGGATTCCGTTAACGTTTTTAGTAAATGTATAAATTGGAACATCACTGCCGTTTGCATTAAATCTATATTGCTGTGTAAGTACGCCGTTAATTACTTTAGATAGGGAAGGTCTGCCAATAGTATTATTTTGAGGAAGTCCTGCATTTAGCACACGTCTAAACTGCTCACTCCAATTAGAGTTACTAGGATCGTTCCAAATAATTGTTTGACCTGATAAATTGTTACCGTTACTATCAACTAGGCTTTCAGTTGTGCTTACTGTTTCAAATTTCAACAATCCGTTTGACGGTTGATTACGCCTTGCATTATAAGAAAGCATACGTGCTAAACGGAGAACTGATTCTCTACGTTCAGCTAATTCTAAAAAGTTTTCTCTGGCATTTAAATCTACACGATAAGAAACGTTTTGCCCTAAAAAAGCAATCATATCTATTAGTGCTAGATATTCTGATGTGTCAATGTAATCGTTGAAATCTTCTGGGTAGTTGTTTCTTAGATAGGTGATCATTGCCCGTCTAAGTGTGTCAAAGTCGTAACTGCGGAACTCCGCATTACGGTAGCTCTGATATACTTTCTGCCAATCTTCTGCAAGTAGCAGTCTATTTTGTCTGTCGGTTGATGACATTGATTATCCTTCTTTAAATGCTACAGTATTTATTATATTTGATAATACTAGTAGTTAATTCTATCACGCTAACCCAATGTCTTTGTCAAATTGCATTTTAAGATTTTCGCTGATATTGTAGTCTTTATATGTAATTGTACATTCTATTTGAAGTCCGCTTTCATATTCCGAAACTTGTACACTACTTGCACGAGTTCTTGGATCATAATTTACAATATTAGTTACATTTGTTGTGATTGCGTCTTTTAAGGTGTTAGTTAATGGTTCGTACAATGCGTCCCATATAATACAGCCAAACGCCGGATTGCTAAGTTTTTCACCTTGTCTAATGTTAAAGTGATTGAGTAGATTTTGTTTTATCAGACCAATATCAAACTGCTGAAAACTAGTGTTCTCAGGATTGACCGTACTGAATCCTCTATATGCTTTTTGTTTTACAGGAGGACTTGGGTCTTTCCTTGGTGTAATTTTAATTGTTTTGTATAAATCATGCGCCATAATAATATTTATTCGTTTGCGAATACCGTAGTTTGTGTTGTGCTTTTAATTTCGGCAGTGCAACTATAAGTGTCTCCTACTCTTGCTACTTCTAAATCATTAGCAAACACATTAGGACTGTGTGTTACTATTTCAGTAGAATAGACTGGTGGGCAATGTGTATGTTCTTCGTTTAGATCATCTTTTCTATGTATACCGTGCCCAACTACAAATACATCATCACTGCCTGTTTCTGTTAATATGTCTCCAGGAGCAACACAAATAGCATGTACTGTGTTTACTATATCTCCTGATCCTTTTGTTCTAGCTATCAATGGCATTACTGTACCTGCGATTTTCCTGCACCTGTATCAATAGGTGTTGTTGTTGTTAAACTTGCTAATGGTGTAAGTTCGCCTGCTATAAGTCTTTGATAAAAACCTCTACCTAAACCAATTCTACTTCTAGTGTTAGAACCGTCTGCAGGTTCAGCATAACCAACTGCTCTGCGGAATTGTGCTCCTAAAGCATTAAAGTCAAAACTTGTCCATGTTACACTTTTACTTTTAAGATATGCAACTGCAATTTTTGTTGCTGTTTCTGGATCGTTAGCCATATCTGGATTTGAATAGATATCAACTCCAGCAAGTCCGCCGTAGGTTTTGTAGTTGTTTGTTCCTGTAATTTGGATAAGTCCTCTACCTCTATACCTAAATCCATCACCTGTTTCTGGTCCACCATTGCCCATTCTATTTCCGTAAACTGAATTTGCTATAGCAGGTGGTCCTGCGGCTACAAGTGCCTCAGCTTTACGTCTACCTTGATCGCCACCAAACCTGTTTGGCCATACACGTTGCAAACTAGATACTCTATAATTCATATTTTCTGATTTTGGTTCAAAGTTACATTCTTTTTGTACTTGTGCTAGTGCCATTGCAAGTGCTTGGGCATTGCCCGGAGTTGCTCCTGCAGGCAAGTCTGCTGGGTTAGCAGAATTTAAGCAAGTTGCGGCATCTAACCCAAGTCCTTTAATTAATTCGCTTAACATGTATGCTTGCATATCATTTACAGGTACAGGATCTGATGGTTGATTGCCTGCTCTATTATCTGTATTTGTTGCTGACACTTGATCAATATTAAAAGGTTCACGCACACGCTCTCCGTCTGCATTTGTTACATAAGGATCTTGTGCATTGTAGATTCCAGATTGTTCAGTATAGTCACGTATGTCACTGTCTTGATCAATTTGAGGTGTTGCTGATCTTACTTCAGGGGAAGGCGCCTCAATGCTTGCTGTTGCACTAGGTGTATGTCCGTCTGGATTAATATTTTCGTGTCCGTCCCAAGGTTCGTGTCTTGGTATGCGTCTTGGACGTTCAGCCGTTTTTGCTTGGCTTGCTCTTGAAGCATTTGCTGTAACAGCTACTTCTAAATCAGTGCCTGTTGAATCTTGTGTTTTATTTTCAGTGTCATCAGTAACTGGCGCTGTAAATGTATCACTAATGCCGTCAGCACCTAATGCAGGTTGTCCTGGAGAATTCATATGTATCTGTGCGGCAGTTTCTTTGTGATTTCCTGTAGTAAGTATTTGTGTATCTCCACCGCTTGTAATCTTGTTGTCGCCTGCTGTGTTGAGATTGTATGCTCCTGCAATAGTTTGCCTATAATTACCTGCAACTTTACTTCCATACTCTCCGTTAATAGCTAGTTTGCCGTCACCGGAAACCTGTAAACTATAGTTTGTAGATACTGTTTTAGTATCGTTACCTTTAATTTGTATATCTTGATTACCACCTACAGCAACTACATGATTGTCGCCTGTCCATGAATTTTTATTACTACCTACAAACGTAGTTTCATCTTTGTTTGTCTTAACATCTCTATCATTGTTTACCATTAACTTGTAATCTTTGCCGGCTGTAATATTAATATTCATGCCAGACTCAATGTTAATATCTCTATCTGCTTTTAAATTAAAATCTGTTTCTGTTCTTAAATTAATACTGTCAGAAGCATAAAAATCTATTTTTCCATTTGCAGTCATCTCTATCCAAGCAGTTCCATTTGCATTTGCAATATAAATCAAGTCTTCTGAGTTGTGCATTAAGATTTGATGGCCTGTTCTACTACGTAATCTAATATGTTCGTTAAACGGAATAGTAACATCTGCTTTGCTTATATTTGAAGGTGTGTTTTCAACATCGTAATATGTTGCAGGATTTTCTTTTGCAATACCCATTCTAAGAATAGTAGGATCACCATCATCCATTGTAAATGCTGAGCCGCCTAATCTACTTCTAAAATGCTCGATTTGATTTTGTGTTTCGCCGTATTTTCCTTTAGGTGCTCCGTCACGCTTATCTAATGGACCTGGAGTGTTCATTCCATATACTGTGTTTGGAATATCTCTTCTTGCACTTGAGGTTGTAAGTCCTCTTATAACATCTTCGTACAATCCTTGTTTAGCAAGTATTGTTGACATCATAGGATTTATAGGACGAGGAAACTTATCAGGATTATTACCAACTCTTCCATCAATATCTTTGTTGAATTCTCCTACTGGTAGACTTTTGTCTTTAAAATCACTTACTATACCTTCTTGGACAATGTTACTAGGCTTATCAGCAGGATATCCGCCCGGAACCATCATGTTCATATATTCGTCTTGAATACATCCTATCCAATAACATTGGTTTGGTGAACCTTCAGCAAAAATAACAAGTACCTTTGTACCCGGGTCTGGCGGTACTGCCCAAAATCCGTAACTTTGTTGTGTAGAATAATAATCGTCATTTTTCTTATTACTCCTAACATCAGTAACTCCGTAGAAAGGCATACAATATCTTGCTGTAAATAATTGTCCTTCTTCTGATGTATCACCACCTGGAGTAGTTGTGTGTAATAATTGTACTCGTAAAGATCCTTGTCTCTTAGAATCAAGATGATTTACAACTTTTGCAACAAAAGGTCCTTGTGGCATTTTTGCAAGTCCGGCTCCTGCCGAGCGTTTGTTAATTTGTCCTGGCTCTAATTGATCCATTATCTTGCACCATTCCTTTGACTAGGTGGAACCCATCCACTTGAGAGATCTGCTGTTGGGTCATTGATTGTTTCCACTGTTTGATCTGCTTGTTGTCCTACTGCGGCTGTTGTAGCATTATTTACTGTTGCACTACTGTATGCTCCGCCGCCTGCGCCTCGCAGTATACTATCT